GTATTTTTGTAGTAGTAGGATTTGTAGTACGAGCCCAGATAATTATAAGTCCTATAAAGGGCTTTGTTATTGGTGCTTTGGTACACGATGAAACATATACAGAAAACAATACAGAAATTACGGAATATACTTTACAATGCTTATTAGGTGTAATTAGTATAAACGTAATATGGGAGAGGCAGGATGGCTAAGTAAAGTTGCTGCAAGGCATATTGAATGGATTAAGATTGTACATTCTTTTGGGGAGTTTGACTATGCTGAAGATATTGTGCAGGAGATGTACCTTGTATTAAATAAATATGCAAGTGAAGAAAAAATCATTGATAAGGGTGTTGTTAGCAGGGGTTATTGCTATTTTACCCTTCGGTCTATTTTTTTACAGTATTGTAATGCTAAAAACAAAATCAAAAAAATCGAAATTGACAATGAAGAAACTTATACGCAAATTGCAGACGATTCGGAAATGGATGACCAAATAGGTTACAACGACATAACCACTAAGATAGACAAACACATAGAAGGTTGGAGGTGGTACGATAAAACACTATTTAGATTGTACAGGGACACGGATATGTCTATTAGAAAAATAGCAGAAGAAACCAACATAAGTTGGGTAAGTATATTTAACACACTAAAAAAGTGTAAGGAAGAACTAAGAGAACTATTTAAAGAGGATTTTGAAGATTATTTAAATAAAGATTATGACAGAATTTAAAGGGGACAAACGGACAAAGGAGTACAAGGAGTGGAAGAAGAACCACGCAGAAGCAAGTAAAGGATTAGGAGATACGGTAGAAAAGATAACTACTGCAACTGGAATAAAGAAAGCGGTTAAGTGGATAGCAGGGGATGACTGCGGATGTGATGAACGTAAGGACAAACTTAATAAACTTTTTCCAAGACGTAAGCCTGAATGTTTAAACGAAGATGAATTTATGTATTTGCAAGAGAAGTTTGAGAACCGCAAAAGCACTATACTATCAGACGAACAACAAAGGATGTTAGAAATATTCAATAGAGTATTTAATACTAATATGCCTACTACAAACTGTAGTCCTTGTTTTAAGAATGAGGTTTATAATAAGTTGGAGAAACTATATACTGAATATCTTGGATAGTTTAATAAGAAACAGGAATCAAGTAAAACAAGTAATTGATTTTACAGGTGTGCAAAATGGCAATCTACACCCATCAGATATAGACTTTGTTTTAGAATTTGACAATAAGATATTGATATTAGGAGAGGTAAAAAGAAAGTATAATAAGATACCAACAGGTCAAAAACTAATATTAGAGAGAATAGTTGACAGATGGGGAGAAGGCGCAGTAGCTTTAAAAGTAGAGCATAACTATAAAGACGATAATACAAATATACCATTAGATGAATGTCTTGTTACTGCGAGATACTACAAAGGTGATTGGACGTATTTTAAAGAACCAAAAAATTTCATATCTTACATTAATAAAATCGGCAAACATTTTAATTGCGACAAATGTAAATTCTAATGAACAAAAAAATACACAACTTAAAACACATTAACTACTTAGCCAACTTTGATATTATAGCTAATACCTTTTTAGAGTGGCAGGAGAAGAAACCAACCGACACGGTAGATAAGTTAATGGGAAGTCTTATAGACATCAACTACTACATAACGGACATATACACAAATGAACTATACTACAACGAAAGTTTAAGTGAGTATAGGACTGCTAAACTTAGGGCGGTAGAACGTGCGCAAAAAGCAGAAAAGAAAATTGAAGAACTGGAAAAGGAAATAGCAAAACTAAGAAAAGAAAAAGAATTAGGACTATGAGTGATAGTAAAAAGAAATACTTTGAGATGCAAACAGATGGCATAGTAGAAGATGTTAAATACATAATGGACAAGCGTAGCGAGAAAGGACAAAAGGAATACGGAACGACATTAGAGGATAGTCCTGATGGTTTTTATAGTTGGTTAAACCATTTGCAAGAGGAACTAATGGATGCAGTACTTTACATACAGAAGATTAAAAAACTTAACAAATAGTTTGTTAATTAAAAAACAATAACTACCTTCGTTAAAAACAATAAGATGGATAATTACAAACATTACCTTTGGTCATTCTATACGGATGACGAACTACTTAAAATAATACAAAGTGGCGGTACACTTAAAAGCCACATAGAAGATGCAAAGGCTGAACTAAGAAGCAGACAAGAATCACAAGATGAAATATTAGGATTATGATAACACTATTAAACGGAGATGCTTGGGGTAAATACGAAATACTTACGCAGATGTATGATGACGAGTTCTACTATGGGCATTTAGGTAAACACGCACTAAGTAGTAGTAGTCTAAAGATGCTACTTAAAAGTCCTAAAACATATAGGAACGTTACAAAATACGGTAGCGATACAGATTCCCCTGCGCTAAGAGCAGGTAAGCTACTACATTGGATGGTGTTAGAACCACACAAGATAGACAAGTTACATTTTGTAGAGGCGAGTACAAAAAATACAAACATTTACAAACACGCAGTTGAAGAACACGGTGAAGTGTATTTAGTAAAGGAAAAGTTTGAGGCAGAACGTTTAACTGATGCTTTACTAAGAAACGAAGAAGCGTTACGACTAATTAACAAGTCAGAGTTTGAAGTACCTGCAATAGAAATGCTTGATGGTTTCGCAGTAAGAGGCAAAGCGGACATATTAAAAGACAATGAGATTATAGACATTAAAACTACAACTGATATGGCTACGTCTTTTAGGTATTCAGCAGACAAGTGGGGATATGATTTACAAGCATACCTGTACACAAGATTGTTTAACGTAAGTAAGTTTACCTTTTTGGTAATTGATAAGGGTAGTTGTGATATAGGTATATTTGAAGCAAGTGAAGATTTTATAGCAAGAGGCGAAGATAAATTCAGACAAGCAATAGACCTATATAAATACTTCTTTGTGGAAGGACACGATTTAGACCAATATGTACTAAGGGGAATATTATAAGGGGAAGCTGAAAACCTTTTAGAGTAGGCAAAACAATAAAACACATATTATGAAAACAATTATTAAAACATTTAAAGTAAAAGACCTAATGCCTATGGTAGTAATACCAAGACATCAAAGATGGAAAGATGAACCACACATAAAAAACCTAAAAAACGACATAGGTAAGAATGGTTTTATGTCTGCGTTAGCCTTGTATGAATTAGACAACAACCTTTATTCATTAGAAGATGGGTATCAAAGATTGTCATCAGTTAGTGAAATGCCTGAACAGGAAGTGCATTGTGTTATTATACAAAAAGAAAGTAATGTTACACAAGATGAGGTTTTTTTAAGTTTAAACAAATTAAATAAAAATCTCACCCCATTTGATTTTATAAGATACCACGCAACTAAACCAAGTGTTAATATTACAAACCAAAATGATACTTATTTATGGTTGTGGGAAAAAATTTTTAAATGTGCAAATAGTTTAAAAGAAAAAGACGATGCCCTTTATAACAATGTAATGTTTAGCGATGCAGCAGTAAAAGACTTTTTTACTGATAAATTTAGATTTAACGAGGGGTTATCAAAATTAAATAAAAGATATAATGATAGGTTATTTGTGTATGAAAATATAAATCAAAATTGGCAAAAAGACTATAACCAAAAAAGTAAAATTACTTGGGAAAAAAGTGTACATAAATTAAGAAAAACTGCAATGATTGCTCAACTTAATAAATTTATGAAACTTAATAAAAATCACAATGAGATATATGAAATTATAGTTAATTTCGCTATTTATGTGAACGAAAATCTTGACGCACACTTAACACCTAATAAAGATAACCTGAATACTCTATATAACAAGTTTATAGAAAGAATATGATTAACCTTTACAACCAAGACTGTATGTATGCAATGGCAGGGTTTGACGATAACCAGTTTGACCTTGCTATTGTTGACCCACCTTATGGTATTGAAGTAAACAAGATGACTTTAGGGAGCGGAAAATATAAAAATAAAGGAAAAAGTTGGGATGGTCAAACCCCTGACCAATTTTACTTTGATGAACTTTTTAGAGTTAGTAAAAACCAAATAATATGGGGTGCTAATTATATGATTGATAAAATTAAAAAACCTTCGATGGGTTGGGTGTATTGGGATAAGATGAATGGGGATAGTGATTTTTCAGATGGAGAGTTAGCATACACTTCATTTAAACGTGCATTAAGGTCTTATAGGCATCACTTGTCTCAAGACAGAAGTAAGAGATTTCACCCTACTCAAAAGCCAGTTAAACTTTACGAGTGGTTACTTATGAATTACGCTGAAGAAAGAGACAAAATATTAGATACACACTTAGGTTCAGGTAGTATAGCAATAGCTTGTCATAATTTAGGATATGATTTAACAGGATACGAAATAGACATAGAATATTACGAAGCAGCAATAAAACGATTAAAACAACATCAATCCCAAATAAGGATGTTTTGAATAAAGAAATGAAAGAATTTTACTTACTTGCACTAATAGACTTTCAGAACGGTGTGAGTATGGAAGAAATGTATAAAACACTAAAGATGTACGAGGACTTGGAAGATTATGAGGCTTGTGCAGGAATATTAAAAGCAATAAAAGAAATAGAATATGACAATAGACAAGATTAAAGAAATAGTAGAAGCAGAAACAGGACACGACCTAACAAATGTTTCACGAAAAACAGAGTTAGTATATACAAGGGCAATGTACTATAAGCTATGTAGAGAATACACACTACATTCTTTGGAGGCAATAGGCAAATCAGTAAACAAGAATCACGCAACGGTCTTACACGGTATAAAACTATACAGGGATTGGATAGACCAACACGAGGAAAGATACATAGAAGCCTATGAAAAGATAGACAAACTTATAAGCAGGGAGTTTAAAAAAGAGAACCAAAAATACAGAGGTAGGGATTTTTACAAAAAAAAGTATGCAAAGGTACTTTTAGAACTAAGAGATGTAAACACAAAACATAGAAACCTTAAAAGACTATTAAATGTTTGAGGCAATAACCATATTTTATTTAACTGCAATACTCGCTTTGATGATAGCATTGTTTTTTAACAAAGATTAGTTTTTTTTATTGTATAATTAATAATAATGTTTTTTAATTCTATGGATGGCAGAAGAAATAACGGAGGACACAAGACCGCAGGTAGAAAGTCTAAGGCAGAAGAAGTAAACCTTATAGAGAAACTTTCTCCATTGGAGGATGCAGCTTACATAGCACTAAAGGATGGAGTAGAAAGAGGGGACTTTAAGTTTGTGCAACTGTTCTATAACTATTACGCAGGTAAGCCAAGAGAAACCAAAGACATTACTATCAACGAGGACTTACCATTGTTTATGGAGGATTAGGGATAACCACAACCCTAACCTGCATTTTGTATGCGAGTAAAGAAAACTATTGCTTTTCATAAGTTAAGAAAACTACAAAGTAGGACACGAATAGTCAAAGGTGGAACAAGTGCATCTAAGACCATATCAATACTTTGTTTGCTAATAGACTATGCCATTAAAAACGAAGGCAAGGAGATTAGTGTAGTATCTGAAAGTGTTCCACATCTTCGTAGAGGTGCTTTAAAGGACTTCTTAGGCATTTTAAAAGGTCTTAATAGGTACGAAGATAGCCAATACAATAAAAGCACTTTAAAGTACACCTTTACAAACGGAAGCTACATAGAGTTTTTTTCAACAGACCAACCCTTAAAATTGAAAGGTGCAAGACGTACAGACCTATATATAAACGAATGTAACAACGTACCCTTTGATGCTTACACGCAATTAGCAGTTAGAACATCAGGGACTATATGGTTAGACTACAACCCTTCTAATTTATTTTGGGTAGATAAGGAACTAATAGGAAAGCAGGACACGGACTACATTACACTTACCTACAAAGACAACGATGCACTACCTGAAACCATAATAAGGGAAATAGAGAAAGCAAGAGATAAAGCAAAAACATCTACATACTGGGCAAACTGGTGGAGGGTCTATGGATTAGGGGAAACTGGTTCTTTAGAAGGTGTATGTATTCCTGATTGGAAAGAGATAGATACAGTACCAAACGAAGCAAGGCTATTAGCATACGGAATGGATTTTGGATATACTGACCCTACTACAATAATAGGATTGTACAAATGGAACGAATCTTATATAGCTGACGAAGTATTCTACAAGTCTAATACTGTTTTAAGGGATGTTAGCTTGTTTCTTAGGCACAATAATATCAAAGAGAACATAATAGCTGACCAAGCAGAACCGAAGTCCATAGAAACGCTTAGAAGGGATGGGCATAATATCTACCCTTGTACAAAAGGTAGGGATAGTGTAAACTTTGGAATCAACCTAATAAACCAAAACGAAATATATGTTACAAGCAGAAGCAGGAATCTAAAACGAGAACTACAAGGATATGTATGGGCAAAGGATAAGGATGGTAACACACTTCCGAAACCAACAGGCGAACACCCTGACTGCATAGATGCATTTAGATACGTTTTAA